ATCGTGAACGAAGGAAAATATTCTGCTTCTCTAGTACAATGGACAACAAGCAACAAGGGAAGACGCGCTTGAAGGATGCAAGGAAGAAGAAGAAGAAGAAGAAGAAGAACAAACGTCGTTGTGCGCATGCCGCGTGCAGAAAGAAGCTTCTTCTCACGGATACCGCCTGCAGATGCGGCGAGACATACTGTAGTGCGCATCGTCTACCTGAGGTGCACGTATGTCCCTTCGACTACAAGGCCTTCGACAAGGGGCAATTCATTGCGGCTGCCGGACTGGGCGGGGGTGTGCCGGGCAAGTTGGTGACGATATAGCCCTTACCAACGACTTTTCTTGACGTTTATCCGTGGTCCTTTGGAGTGAGCAGTGGGATCATAGTTTTCTTCCTCATCTCCTGAGTCGATTCCGCTGGACATATCCCAGAATTCTTTTGATCCGAGCTTAAACTCGCGATGATTCTCTGCTTTATACCAGAAAATTTGGTCCTCGAGCTTATTCGACTTGGCGTTGTTCGAGATCACCAGACATTCATAGTTCTCTGTGCATTGATCCATGACCTGGCAGAAGGACTCAAAGGTGGGGAACATGCCTGCGTAGTTCTCGTAGATCCTCTTGCGGTTATTGATATAAGGCTCTCGCAGAATAAACGTGTAGTCTATATTGGTACGAAGATTTGGCGGAACACCCAGGGGGTACTGCATGGTAATAACCAGCATCACCTTCCAGTGACGGCCGTTCATAAACAGCAAACGCATCAACTTCTCCCGTGCCCACGAGTTGTCATATAGGCAGTCGTCGAGGATCACGAATGCTCGGGCATCGATGTTCGACCGCCCGTAGGCCTCGTTTTCTCTCTTTATTTGTTTGATCACCATCCGTTGTCTTTTTAGTATATTCTCGATGATGGCAGTATTGTACTCTTCGTGGATGAAAAGTTTAGGGACCATCTGTGCATAAAATCCATTCCCCGCCTCGGTGCCCGAAATGACGGTCCCGATGGGGATGTCTTGATGGTAGAAGAGGAGATCGCGGACTAGGAAGCTCTTACCAGTGTCGCGCCTGCCGACGAGGACGATGACGGGCCCATGTGTCTCATTCGGCTTGAAGCTGATGTTCTTCATATCGAATTTTTTAAGTTCAAGGTTCATACTGTGGTGTCAGCATATTATAAAAGCGACATCCGTACGCAAAATGAGTTAGAATATACCATAATTTATATCACTATTAACCAATGTTCAAGCTGCATTACCGGAAGAATGACAACAAGGATCTGTTTAGCGCTTTAGAGGCACAGGGGATCACTAAACCACAGAACTACATTCCTCTATACCAGAGATTTTTCTCCCTCGACGCGAACAACTTTAATAGTATAAACCTCAATCACCGCTATAGGATCACGGACGTCTCTCCTACGGATCAACATAATAGATTCCTATGCAAGCTTGAAGGAAAGGGGTACACGCCGACGCGTCCATCGTTCTTTAAATTCTCCCCCCTTCTAGACCCCGTCAAGTTCCTGGTGGGGAAGTACAAGGACCTAACTCAGGAGACTATAGAGTGTCTTCCCTCACTGGGAGAGCAATCAGGTCACCCAAAGATCCATGATCCCAACAACTCAGCCTATGTCGATGGCTTCTTCTCCTATCTGACGAGCCAGCTCCTATACCAGCACCATTTCACGCACGGCCTTGACTTCTACGGCTCCTTTCTTGGCCTTAAAAAGGACTTCGGTATGAATGTTGGCGACGATCTGGAGTATCTTCGCGAATCACGATTCTTCCATGAGAACCGAGGCCGCCTGTTCCATATTAACGATATGACCGACGAACTACTTTCGACACCAGATACGAGACGCCAGCGGGAGAGATTGGCCATCGGTGGGAATGTGGATGGTCCACCCCTCCTTTCGGTCGCCAAACTGGGACTGGACGCGGTGTTTGCCGCGGACCCATCAGGGGCCCTGCAGAGTCAGCGTAATCTTGTCTTCGAGTTCGACGTGACCAAGGGAACCTCGGAGAAAACGAGCTCGACGTGCTCTTCCAGGTCTTCGCATACGTCCGGTAGCCTATCATGCGACGAGGAGGGGAGCAGTGCGCCTGCGGATGGCACGTCCTGCGGCAGTGGAGCAGCTACTGCCTCTAGTCTTGGGTCGTGCTCAAGCTTGGATTCTGACTTCTCCCTTCAAGCCACAATAGGGAGTTTCCCGGTGCACGTCATCTGCCTCGAGTCTCTGGACAACACACTCGACTCGTTGCTGGAGGAAGAGGAGGAGATGGACGACAACGAGTGGCGTTCTTGCTTGTTCCAAGTTATTATGATGCTGACCGCCTACCAAAGGTCCTTTGGCCTGACGCACAACGATCTCCATACCAACAACATTATGTTTAACAAGACAGACCGGAAATACCTGTGCTACCGCTACAAAAATAAATACTACAAGGTGCCAACCTATGGAAGAGTGTTCAAGATAATAGATTTCGGTCGAGCCATCTACCAATTCCGTGGCAAGCGAATCTGCAGCGACAGCTATCACCCCAAGGGGGACGCAGCCACACAGTACAACTGCGAGCCGTATTTAAACGAGAATAAGCCGCGCCTAGAGCCCAATGCGAGCTTTGACCTGTGCCGCCTCGCGTGCTCGCTCCTTGACTATTTCGGCGACGACGAACTTGACGACAAAGAGGAAGCTGGTCCGCCGGACCCTATCGCGGCGCTCGTGAAGAGTTGGTGCCTCGACGACAAAGGGCGAAACGTTCTCTACAAGAAAGACGGAGAGGAGAGATACCCGGACTTCAAGTTATACAAGATGATTGCTCGCACGGTCAGCCGGCATATTCCTGCCGAGCAGATTTCGCATCCCTTGTTTGCGAGGTTCCTGTCGAGCAAGAAGAAGCTGGGGAAGAAGGCCCGGATTCTTGATATTGACGAACTCCCCGTCTATACGGAACCGTTGTAGAGGTGACATTGTCTTCTAGAATCGAAGACAAGGTCTAAAAGTCGGGAGCATTTGTAAAGACATCAGGAGTTATCCTGAGGGATTTCAGAGGGGCCATATGTGTAATGGCGAAATGGCCCAGGACAACGCTGGCATAGACAAGCGCTGCGTCACGTATCAGGAGCTTAGGTGGCTTTCTCTCCTTAAGGACAAGCTTCATCTCGGCGAACCGAAGGAGAGCAAATACGACCGACACAACGAGGGCCGTGACAAACACCGAATTATCCATCTACAGTATGTCGCTAAACATAATAGTCTGCACTTGCCGCACTTAGTAGAGGACCTGCACACCTGGTATTTGGTCAGCCGAGGCTTTTTTGTCCAAATCTTGAACGTCCAGTGCGTCTGTCTTGAGTGGTGGGGCATCTGAGAGTATTTTGATTTTATCGCTCTGCATGTTGCTTTCCTCATCATCTTCTTCCTCTTCTTCTGCGCGCCGCTGAGCGTGCCGCGCAGCGCTAATAGCCTCCAAGCGCTCGGCGGTTTTGGGCGCCGATACAGCCTGGACGGGGCGCTTTTCAAGCTGCGTAACTTTATCCTGGCCATCATAGCTGAGAACTGTGTCCTTGTCATTGAACTGGAGCCTGCTTGTGCCAGGGGACCGTGGGGTAGCCGCAGGCGCCGCCGCCGGTGGGGTAGCCACAGGTGCGGCTGCCGGCGCCGCAGTGGGCGGGACCTTCGCTGGCGCGGCAGCTGTTGCCGCCTCTGCGGGCGCGCTAGTAGTAGCAGCAGCAGCAGCAGCAGCAACGGGCGGCGTCACCGTGGGCGATGAGGCTGGTGGCTCTGGGGCTTTCGGCGCGGCGGGTGCAACCACGGCCGCGACCTCTGTCTCAACAACCGCCGCTGGCGGCTTCGGTGGCGGCAAATCAGTGTGTTCCTCTGCGGATTCCTGGCTTGCTGCCTTCTTAGCGACTGTGACGGCATGTTCCTTGTCCACCTTGTCCCCCTTCTTCTCCTCTGCTGCCTTATTTGTCACGACTGCGTCCTCTCCCTTGCTCTCTACCATAACGACTTCTTCCTCTACTGTCTCGTCCATATATGCGCGCAGGATCTTCTCAACGG